ATAGCATACCCATCCCCCATAGGCGTAACCACAGGGATCGGCTTCCTAAATTCATGGATCACTCTACTTGAGGAATGTCAGCTTGTAGATCGTCGAATCAATCAAAGCCGCAATCTCATCCACAAGATTCTGGATCTCACTCTCCTCACCCAATACATACCGATCTTCCTCAACCAGTATCTTCAAGAACATCACAAACTCCAAAGCATCTTTATACTCACTTAACTCTACAGTCTGGTCGGGATACTCAATCAACTGTTGATGCCTACCTTGCCATGCCTCAATTACACTATCCACCAGATCAGGCAAATCAGAATAAAATGTATTCAGTGCCTTATGCTCCGCATAGCTTCGACTCTGCAAGTGCAACACATGACCAATCGTTGCCGCATTCAATAATGTAATAAGTAGTTCGCCTTTGTTCATAGTTCACCAACTATACCCATTTCCATTTCCTCGTCTACTATATTTTTTACCCATTACTAGTGTGTAGATTAAAAGAAACTAAAAGGGAGAGAAGTTCCCAGATATAGGTTTTTTTTCATTGGGTAGTGTCGTATACGACCCTCGCATCCGCAGGGCATGGCGGGGTGGGTGACCACCCGAAGAGATTCCTTTGGGAGATCCTAGGGGGTAGAGGGTGGGACAATCTCCGCATCTAGGACGGGAGGCAGTGCCGGCAACACCGGCGAAGGAACCGGCAGTGCCGGTGATCCATTTGACGGGCTGAAGAACTGAACAAGGAAAGAAAACGGGTTGACTTGATCAGCTCCCACTTTGTCAGCGTAGTTATCACCTGCCATCTTATTATCGATGTTAATTGCTTCTAATTTGCTCACCAATTTAACCCTTTTACTTGATCCATGCTCTCCGTGAGTCTCAACTAATTCTTGTACTAGATCAGGATCAGGGTTGCTCGCATCGGCACGGACTGCACGGGCGAGGAATGCTCGTTTTTCTGCAACTGATAGGGCAGTTTCCTTAAATTGCTTATCCTTTAACTTCTGAAGATAGGATTTTACTCTGTCTTGCCTCAACAGCTTACAGCCGTAGGAACTAGCATCTTCTACCTTCCCTGATTTTATGGAATACCCAGCCCGTCTAACAGATTCGGCGATACTTAATCCCTTTAATACGTAGTTATCAACAAACTTCTTTTGCCTGGTATTTAGTGGCTTTATCATAGGAGGGGGTTTTTACCTTGGATTGCTTACCTTGTCAACCTACCTCGTCAATCCTAGTTTGTTCGTCCTGGTGAAGCAGAGCTTGGAGAGAGTGAATTCTGATCGTCACCGACATTGCACGTTTTCTAATTGGAGGTGTTAAGAGAGACAAGAGACAAGTTCAGTCTCAACCCGTAAACCAGTTTATAAGCCTGGAAAGAATGAGTCGCTTTGCGGTCTCATATGTTAACCACGTTGCCCGTGATTCTGTCAACAATAAAAATATGATCTACCCTATAAAAATATATTGCAAAGATATTTTAGTCTGCTATCTTTGTCTCATGATCAATCGTTCCAAAACCCTTCAGAGGCTGACAGAATCAGGCTCGGCGGTTGATCGCAACCAGGTAAAAAACATGACAACACCAACAAAGACAAAGAAAGTAGGCAACGAAGTCACCGATAGCTACCTTGTGACAACCAAGGGCGGCACTTATGAGATCGACCTTTATCACAAGGAGGGAAAGCTACCTATGGGCTACCAGATGACGAAGAAGGATGACAAGGACTATTTCAACACTGGATGCCTTGAAATGGTAGAGGAAGCAGGGCATCAGATTGTAGAAGGTTATGATGGAACTTATACCTTGCCGCTTCCCCTGGCTAAACTCCTAGCCTCCCTAGGCTACGCTTTCGGCGGTTACGTTTTCCCTTATGACAACCTCTAATCCCTCACCTGGTAACAACATGAAACTCACCGAAGAACAGCGAAAAAACCTTATGGAAAACCTTTCTTATTGCGTCGAGGATTTAAAAAACATTTCCCCATGCAATCGGAAAATGAGATACGAAGATATCATACGGATGGTCAAATATCTCGACCAGGATGACCAGGAGCAAACTAAATAATCTAATCTCATGAAAAAATCAGACGCAATAACCGCTTGGAACCGATCCAAGCAACTCCACGCCCTAACCCTCCGACTTGCAATCCTGGCGGCATTAGCGGCAATCCTGGCGGCAAGACTCGCTTACCTGGTCAACAACTAAACCCCAACCCCAACCCAAACACCTAAAAACATGAAAATCAGCAAAGCAGAATTGGAAGGCTCGATTAAGAGACTCAACACCATAACGGGAGCCAACCCCGAACCCTACACCAGGACAGAAGACGGAAAGTTCGTTGCCAATGTCGGCACGTTCTACCTCGCAGGAGCTTACGGAGGCTGGAAGCTGGAAAAGATCGTTTCCGATACGGGAGGAGTAACCGACCCTCTCCGTTGCGGTTACGTTTCCAAAAAGGAACTTTACAACCTGATATGGGCTTTTATGAATGGAATTGACCTCGCCCAATACCAGGCAAGCAAATAACCCCGAACCAAAAGGAGAAAACATGACAACTTATAACTTCCACTTCACGCCGAAGAGCGACAACGTAAAAACGGGAGCAATGCCCGTGACAACGTCAACAGCGTCAACGTGCCCCGACTCTTGCCCTTTAAAGGCTGGCGGTTGCTACGCTAAAACCTCTTTCCTGGGAATGCATTGGAAAAAGGTCACCGATGGAAGAAGAGGCGAAGGCTTCACCGCTTTCTTGGCAAAGATCCGAGAGATACCGAAGGGAACTTTATGGAGGCACAACCAAGCCGGCGACTTGCCAGGCAAGGGCGACCGCATCAACTCCCGTGACCTGGTTAGACTTGCCAAGGCCGCAAAGGGAACGAGAGGCTTCACGTACACCCACAAGCCGCCGACCGCTGACAATCTAAAGGCTATCCGAGCCGCTACCAGGGAGGGATTCACAATCAACTTGTCAGGAAATAGCCTCAAACACGCCGACCGCTTATCCCGTCACGGGTTGCCAGTTGTAGCCGTACTTCCCTCCGAGGCCGTGAAGGTTAAGAATCTGACCACGCCCCAAGGAAGGCCCGTAGTGGTTTGCCCTGCTACACGCTCGGAATATATCACCTGCAAGACGTGCGGTCTCTGTTCCAAGGCAGACCGCCCTTTCATTATTGGTTTCCCTGCTCACGGGACTATGTCAGCGAAGGCTGACGCAATCGCCAACAACTAAACCCCAACAACCCAAACACCATAACAACATGAAACTACACGCCAGCATCACCGCCGAGAGACTCATAGAAGCAATAGAAGCCGATGATATGGAAGGAATATGTACCGCTTGCGGTGAATCTTCCTCTTCACCTTGTGAACCCGATGCCAGGAACTACGAATGCGACTCATGCGGAGCTTTCAAGGTTTACGGAGCCTCGGAGCTTCTTTTCCATCTCCCTTTAATCTAACCCCAACCCCAACCCCAACCCCAACCCTTAACTGATACAAAAATGAACCTTCAGCCTTTAAAAATAACAACAGGAGACGCAGGAAAAAAAATACAACTCACCTGCAAGGTGACAAAAGAAAAAACTCATTGGAATGATGCAGCACTTCGCGGATGGAAAGTTGACATCGAAGGAAAGCCGTTTTCTCAATCTTCTTATTATTCCCCCGCAATGATAGAAAATATGACCAATAACTAACCCACTGATACAAACATGAACCTAGAAACCGCCGCTGATATCTTGTACGGAAACGCCGTAGAACGAACCACGTTGACCTTCACGCCTAACTTGGAGGAATTCCAACCCGTACGTGCTAGGAGCATCCATGATAGCTTGGAGAGCATCGTTGCAACGTGCGAGGCTCTCAACCGAGAGATTGAAGCCATCAAATACACCCTGGAGAATAAATAACCGCCGCCGAATAACTAACTGAAACAAAGGAGAAAATATGAACCCAACACCCTATCAAATAATATTAACCGCCGCCTTTCTAGGCTATCACGTCACCGAATACCAGGCCGTCGAGATCACCGCCCTATGGAGAAAATCATGGGACAGCATGGAGAATGCCATCAGGGACTACTTTGCCGCCTACGAATAACCGCCGCCGCAACTCTTAACTGATAAAAATATGAAAATAAAAAACGCTACCGCCGAGTTGCTTTCCATTATTTGGGAAGCCGTAGATTGCCTTAATGAAGCAGGAAGGCATGAAGATGCCCAATGGATCACGAA